ACTGGCATCTATGAATGGAGCAGCTTCAGCAATTGGAATTCTGAACCATGAAAACTTTTTTGCCTCTGCCACCCAAAGTGCAGCCGCAACTTTATCGTCCCGAGTCTTGCTCGGTGGGAGTTTTTCGAATGCGGCAGCTGAATGGTAGTTGATGCTTCCCAACTCTTGCTTTTCATGTTCGCTGTTAAAGTCCGTATAGTCCATACTGGTCCAGAATCCTCCTTCATGGATTAGTCCCTGTTTGATCCAGTCGATGACGTCCGCACTCTCTTGCTTGCCGAACATCCCAAACTCTGTCATGTCGGCTTCAACGTGTACCGATGCATATGCTGCCATGAAGTATTCTCCATCGTCAGCAGCATAGAGGGCGCGGTTCTTATTCCCTGGTTCATTCTTGGTGCTGGTCCTCGCTATTTCACTTGGCATGCCATTTACTAAAACATTGCGCCAGTAATCATTCTCAAGAACCTCGACAACTGATTTTTTACTTGGACGGTCAGTTGCCCTTAGTCTAGTGTCTTTCTTAAGTTCCTCAACAACCTTCTTCCGCATAGTGCTACTGCCATTAGCGATCCATCTTGTGCGACTGAGCCACCACTGGTCGCCCGTGTCAAACTGATCCAGAGTGCGAACCCGCCTGGCCACGCTTTCTGTGCACTTGGTTAGAGTTCGATGCATGCTTTTTTTCCACTCGGTTAGAGGGTTAGGTGACCAGAATGCTCCCTTTGTCACGGCCCACCCTCGTCGGTGGGGAATCTCAGTCTTCCAGTCCGCCGGCTCCTCCGACCTGGCCGTAACATTGAAGACCTTTCTAAGCTCAAAAACGCTGTCGTCCGCCACTGACCCGAATATACCCGTTCGGCGCACATAGTCCATCTTATCCTTCAGGCGTGCAATCCAGTCCCCGATTGGGGTGTTGAACCAATGGGCTTTGATGGCTGTCAACCTTAAGCGCGCTGGGAAGCAGTGCCACAGTAGGATCGTGGCAGCTTTAGCCCAGTCCGGAGTCCAGGGACTGACTTTAAGCAACATTTCGTCATCCTGATCCAGATCCACCACTTTCCGAACCATCCAGGTGCTCAGCCGCACTGGGGATCCCCCAACGTAAGGATTTCGCTGTTCAGGACCAGGCAATGGATCTTCAAACCACGCTTCCGTGTCAGGGCTCACGTCGTGATAGTTCCACAGTACCCGTGAGTGCTCAACTGACAGGACGGATGGCCACACCCATACCAGATACAATGCTTGGTTAAAGATGTCTGACTGATTTAGCCACCTCTGGAAGTCCTTGGGTCCATGAATGTCGCCTTGACCAGCGGCTCCGAATCGACCTTGGATACTGGAGAAACTGCCGCCGCTGATGAACTCTTGCCCCTTGCTGATGTACTCGCTAGCGTATCTCCTTTCCCTTTCTCTGACGTCTTCGCGGGCTGTTCCGTCCTCGGCTGGGGCGGCAACTTGTCCAGTGAT